CTGGTGTGATTGGTGTTGAATATCTAGTGCGTTACCGCACCCGGCTCGCTGACCTGACTCAAGGCCCGTGACTATTATGGGTTCTGATAGTCAACTTCCTGTCTCCAACTGAGGTTTTGACCAATGGTACTTAGAACAAGTCAACGCCTCCTGTTGGCGAAAGAGGAGTCAACTTACGGAACCGATCCAACGCCGACAGGCTCTGCAGATGCAATCCTTGTTCGCAGCCTTGAAATCAGTCCTTTTCAGTCTGACGTTGTTGAGCGTGAGCTGATTCGTGGCTACATGGGCAATTACGAGACCTTGCATGCTAATCAGCGCGTTGAGCTGAATTTTGAGGTTGAGATGGTCGGCTCTGGAGCAGCCGGCACCGCACCTGCTTTTGGTCCGCTGCTGAAGGCTTGCGGCAATAGTGAAACAATTGTTGCCAGCACTTCTGTCACCTATGCGCCTGTAAGCAGCAGCTTTGACTCTGTCACCATCTATTTCTTTCAGGATGGCGTCCGCGAGAAAGTGACTGGCGCTCGCGGTTCATTCTCGATCAACGCAGAGATCGGTCAGATCCCGACCATCAGCTTCACGATGGTTGGCATCTATAACGAGCCGACTGACGTTGCAAATGCAACGCCGACGTATCAGAACCAAGCCAAGCCGGTGCTGTTCAAAAACGGCAACACCACTAGCCAGCAGCTGTTCAGCTATGCAGGCGCGGTGCAGTCGTTCAGCTTTGATCAAAACAATCAGAGCGTCTACCGCGAGCTAGTTGGTGGCAGCAAAGAAGTGCTGATCACTGATCGTCGCCCTGGCGGCAGCATTGTTCTTGAAGCCGTCACCATGGCTACTAAGAACTACTTCAGTGCTATCACTGGCTCTGCCACTGGTAACAACACGTTTCAGCACGGGCAAACTGCTGGCAACATCTTTACGTTCAGCGCCCCTCAGACTGATTTGTCTGCAATTAGCTACTCAGATTCTGATGGCATTCAGATGCTGAACTTTGACTACACAGCAACCCCGACAACATCGGGCAACGATGAGTACAGCCTGGCACTTACATAGTGCGCTAGTTTTGGGGTGAATTATTCCTTTTATGGGATTCGTCCTCAAAAAGTCCAACACCTACAAGTGGCCCGTTTCTGTGGATGTCCCTGTTGATGGGGGCAAACACGAGCGGGTCACTTTTGATGTTGAGTTCAAAGACTTGACGCAAAGCCGCCTGCTGGAGATTGCTGAGCTGAGCGGTGAAGGCAACTTGTCTGACGTTGAGATCGCCCGTGAGGTGATGACAGGCTGGGCAGGAGTTGAGGATGAGGACGGCAAGGAACTTCCTTACAGCATCACCAAGCGTGACGAGCTACTTGATGTGCCGATGATGGCTAGCGCGATTGCTGGCGCTTATTTGGAGAGCAAGCAGGGAGCCAAGAGAAAAAACTAGAGGAGGCCGTTGAATATCTATTCAGCGGCCCTGATGACAAGTCAGAGTTGATGGCTGATGCCAAGGCGTTTGGCTTGGCTCTGCCTGAGCCTAATGCGCCTGAGGATTTCGAGGTGTGGCCTGACAACTGGCCTGCTGTTGAGATGTTCTTGCGTTGCCAGACGCAATGGCGCACAACGTCTGCTGGCGTTTGCGGGCTGGACTATTCAGCAGTGGAATGGCTGTTTAGACTGTATGAAGTCGAGGACCAGCCGACCGTGCTTGAGAATTTGCAGGTCATGGAGGCTGCGGCGGTCAAGATCCTGAATAAGGAGAGCAAGTAAATGGCTGCCAAGTTTGGTCTGTTAATCGACGCCAAAACTAAGGGCGAAAACAATATCAAGCGCCTCGGCAACTCCATGCAGGGGGTTGAGGGCAAGGCCAAGAACCTTGGCATGGCCGTGCGTGGTGTCGGCAATGCTTTTAAGGCATTGTTTGCCGCTGCTGCTGTTGCTGGGTTTAGCGCTTTTGTCAAAGGTGCAATTGATTCAGCAGATGCGTTTGGCAAGCTCAGCACTAGGACAGGCATTGCGGCTGACAAGCTGCAGGCGTTTGCCAATGCAGGCAAGCTTGCAGATGTAAGCCAGAGCGATCTTGAGAATGGCTTGCGTGCGTTTGCGCGTACTCAGGCTGAGGCAGCTGATGGTGTTGCAACGTATGCCGACGCATACAAAAAGCTGGGCGTTGGCGTCACAAAGGCAGACGGCAGTCTTAAGGCGTCTGACCAGCTGCTGGGCGAGATTGCTGACAAGTTTGCTGACCTGCCTAATGGCCCTGAAAAGGCAGCCATTGCAATGGACATCTTTGGCCGTTCTGGGTCAAAGCTAATCACCATGTTGAATGGTGGCTCTGAGGCACTTGAGCGTTTTAATTACGAGACCAGCGAAAACTTTGCGCAAAACGCAGAGATGTTTAATGACAAAATAACTACCCTTCAAATTCAATTTGACGGATTCAGGATGCAGCTTGCAGACGCTTTGCTGCCTACGTTAAATTCAATTATTGAAGCGTTTTCTGTAATGTTGAGTGCAGAAAGAGATTTTACAGGGTTTTTTACTGCAATAGATGTCTCGTTGAAAGCTCTTGCTGTTTCGCTCGCTGCAACTGCTATGGCTATCACTGAGATTGTTCAGCTAGTCAAAACTGCTGCAACAGCTCTTGGGGCGATCAGCCTTGGAAGGTTTGGGGAAGCTATTGATGCGTTCAAAGATTTTGGCGCAGGAGCGTCTGAACGGTTTGGTATAAACAAAGAGATCATGGATTTAATTCTTGGTCGCATAGAGGCTCCAACAAACTATGGCGGCGGCGGTGGCAGAGACTTCCGCCCTGTGACCTTGCAGGGCGGGGATACGGGCAAAGGCGCAGCCAAGTTTGACATCAGTAAGGTCAGAATGTCGGACATGAGCGGTGAGGATTTTGCTGCTGCTATTGAAGAAGAAATAAGGCTTGAAGAAGAAAGGGAAAGCGTTCTGCGTGGTATTGGTGCTGTGAAAGCAATGGAGCTAAACCAAGCGGATCAGCTAATTGAAAAAACTGACAAGTACAAAATCACCCTTGAGCAAGTCAAAGACGTGCTTGCCAATCAAATGACCAGCGCGATCGAGGGGCTGATTGATGGCACACAGTCTTTAAGTCAATCGCTGTCTGGACTCTTGCGGACGTTTGCCAGCATGTTCCTGCGGTCAGGCGTTGGATCACTGGTTAGTCGAATTTTCCCAAGCGCCAAGGGCAACGTGTTTGCTCAGAACGGCATCGTGCCTTATGCCAAAGGCGGTTACATCGGCAGACCAACAATGGCGCTTATGGGTGAGGCGGGACCAGAAGCCGTGCTCCCCTTGCGCCGTGGCCGTGGTGGTCGCTTAGGTGTTGAGACTTCAGGTGGTGGCGTTGGCAACGTGGTGGTGAATGTTGATGCGAGTGGCAGTAGCGTGCAGGGCAATGAGCCTGATGCAAACCAGCTGGGCAGAGTTATCGGCCAAGCTGTGCAGGCTGAGTTGATTAAGCAGAAACGACCTGGAGGACTTCTGACCCGCTAATGGCAACGTTTCCCTCTATTGACCCTGACTTCGGGGCTAGCAAGACCAGTCAACCGACTGTGCGTAATGTGCAGTTCGGTGATGGCTACAGTCAACGCCTTCGCTATGGCCTGAACACAGACTTGAAGGTGTGGAATTTGAAGTGGGAAAACATCAGCGAGACAGACTCAGACACTATTGAGACGTTCCTTGAGGCGCGTGGTGGGGCCGAGCATTTTGATTGGTCGCCACCGGATGAAACGGAGACATACAAGTGGATTTGTCAGCAGTGGTCGAAGCAGATGACATCTGCTGGACTGAATCAGCTGACTGCAACGTTCCAGCAAGTTATTGAGCCATGAGCACTGCTTTTGTTGAGCTACTCAACTCCGGCCCTTTTGCAATCATTGAGCTGTTTGAGCTGAAGCTCTTTCAAGATCTGCATGGCTCTGATGAAGAGTATTACTTCCACGCAGGCCGCAATCGTAAGACGACCGCGCCAACTGACGCAGACGACATTGTTGACGCTTTTTCGATTAAATATGGCGGCACGCCTTACATCCCTCTGCCCGTA